AGACTAAGGCTATCTCTCCGGAAGTTCTAAACCAAGAGTATGACGAAATATTTAGGAAAGATGGGAACGATGCACTGTATCAACAAGAGTATATGTGTAACTTTGATGTGCCTATTCAGGGATCTTATTACGCTAATCAACTTCTACTCGCTGATAAAGAAGGTAGGATATCCGGTGTTCCTTATGACTCCAATGCATTAGTACATACCGCATGGGATCTTGGGATGGATGATTCAACGACTATTTGGTGCTTTCAAGTAGCCGGACAAGAGATACATTTTATAGATTATTACGAATCCAGTGGTGAAGGGATAAACTACTACATCAAATACCTAAGAGATAAGAATTATGTGTACGGTAGGCATTTCGCACCACATGATATTGCAGTTAGAGAGCTTGGAACTGGCAAGAGTAGGTTAGAGGTTGCTAAGAGCTTGGGAATAGTGTTCGAGGTGGGTAAAGCCCTCGCCATAGAAGATGGGGTACAGGCAGTTAGGAATGTCTTAAGTCGTTGTTGGTTTGATAAAGACAAATGCGAGAAGGGTTTATCCGCACTACGAAGCTATCACAAAGAATGGGATGAAGATAATCAGGTGTTCAAGAATAGACCGGAACACGACTGGTCATCACATGGAGCGGATGCGTTTAGAACTTTCGCTGTAGGGTATAGAGAGTTAATATCCTTGCCACAAGCGACTCATGTAAAGATTAGCGAAGACCCTTACAGAAAGTCCGCATCTGATTTCAATAGTATGGATGGGGGAATATTATGAGCGATGGCTACAAACCCTATGCTCCGGAAGATACATATAAGGTACTACTAACTAAAGATGAGGCGTTACTTATTCAAAAGATTAGGGATGTTAGGTACGGATCTGTAACTACTCATCTTGTAAATCGTAAGATAGTTAGAACAGAGACCATAAGTAGTGAGTTGACTAAGGATAGAAAAGCAGACAGCGTGACTATAGCATTGGAAGTTATAAACGAACAGTCTATAATATAACTATGTATACAGAACAGGCTTTAATTCATGAAGATAGAGAACTACCGATGTTCACTCTAAGACAGATAGACCTTCCGGATATCCTGAAATGGCAAGTCGGGGGAAAATATTACCTCGTAATGAAAGTAGAGATGGTTGGACTGAGAAACAGGAAAGATCTCGATGCATATAACGACAGACCGAAGGTTGAGGGGGACTTTCAAGTTATGAGTATCCGAGCATTGGGGGACAAGCCGGTAGATGCGACTACTATTGAAAAAGAAGATTTCAAGAACGTAGTAACGAAGGTAAAGTCCGGAGAATACTAAATGGCTGAAAAAGCTAGACTACAATGGAAGGATAATGCTAATCCGGAGTCTTGGCAGGATACAGAACCGGATCATCCCTGTCCCGTAACAGCTAACATGAAGGGTTTTAGAAGCTCCGATTCAACTTACCAACCGCTGAGGTTAGACAAAGCTACAAACACTATCCAGACTATTGAGTATGAACATCACGAAGTTCATGCCGGTAGTCATTTTATTTATTATGATTATGATAGTGACGTTGATACTGCATCGCCAAAGTATTACAGACTAACTACACCAAACACTACTAAATGGGCGCATATTCAGTTTGTGTTGTATTCAGAAGGCTTTGGTACTTGGCAGTTATTCGAAAACCCAACAGTAAATGCAGCCGGAACTACAGCAACGACATTTAATAATGATAGGAACTCGGAAACAGCAGCTACTCTTGTTATAGCCTACGATGCGACATCAACAGCTGATGGTACACAGATAAAGGTATGGAGAACGGGGAGTGGCACTAACGCTCCACAAAGAGCTGGTAGCGAATCTAGGGCATCGGTAGAGCTGATTCTTAAACAGAATGAGGACTACTTCCTGAAGTTTACTCCGGATGCGGATAATGCGAAGACTAAAGTTGAGGTTTTATGGTATGAACATACCAATATAGCGTGATGAAAGAAGAACAACTACAGATAACACATAAGGAAACAGTCGGCAGGGTTAGGATACTGAAGGCTGTTTTATACAACAGCCACATGATTTATATACGGATGATAGGTAAAGACTATTTCGAGTACTTAACAGAATACAATGGCGAGATATACTCCGGTTATATTATAATTACACCATCAGGAAAGAAGAAGAAACTTACAGAAGACGAGATACAACAGTGTTCGGCATTAGTTTATGCCGGAGCAGAAGCCACATTGGACACTTTACTGGGGATAAAAGTAGATGATGAGACCGAAAAAAGCATAGAGTTATTTGAAAAAAATAGAGATAAAGTTGAGGGAAAGGGTGATAAAGATGCTGTAGTTAAGACCTTGAGAGGGAATTATAGCAAAAGGAAATAATATGCCTACAGAGCAAGAAAAAGTACAATTCGAGACAGGTTATAAGGCATTGGCTGATCAGTGTAAGAATGAGTATGAGGTAGCGTGGAAACATCAAAAAGATAAAAAAGATGAGTGGGAACTAAGACTCCAACTTTACAATAATCAGAAAAGAGATAAGTCGGCTGTAGGAGATACTACCCTATTTACTATCATGCAGACGGTACTAGCTTCACTGTATGTTGACAAATTAAATGCAGAGTTCAACGGTAGAGAAGAGGGGGATGAAGAAACTGCTGAGAACCTAACGGCAATGGCAGAATTTGATTACGATGAAATGGGAAAAGCACAGCTGGATTATGATTGGGATTGGGATACCTGTTTCTTTGGTCGTGGCTTAATGGCAATGGAAGAGTATGACAGAGATCCGGCTAACAACGTATTTGTACCGCAACCTCAAGTGTTAGATCCCTTGCTATTTTTACGAGATCCCAACGCCAAGTCAGTAAATGGAGACAGTAGAGGTAGGGGAGCAATGAGGTTTGGTGGTTACGAAATGAAGATGACCAAACAGGAAATGTTAGATCATCCCAGTTTTTTCAAAGGTAAAATAAAGTTTGACGAAATAAGTTACGAGGGTGGGGATAAGTCTATTTTGAAAGATGCTAACGAAGCACGGGATGAGGCTCAGGGTAGGGAATATGCCGGACTTGATAGAGAGGAAGAGCTTGGGGATAACTCACAATATGATGTAACAGTCTGGTATACACAATACAAAGATTCCGGTGACAATAAGCCTGAGAAGTACAAAGTGTTTTTGACTAACGACAGATCCAATGTGGTAGGACTTGAGAAGATAAAAAGAACAAAGGGAAAGAGGGTTATTTGGTCTATTGTAGACAGACCACTATACCCAACGTCTCATGATTGGGATGGAGTATCTATTCCGGATTTAGTTGAAGATAAACAAAGAGCTAGGGCTGTTGCTCAAAACTTAGGTTTGAAGGCTATGAAAGCCGATATATATCCGATGTATGTTTATGACTCTAATAGGATCAGGAATAGAAACGATCTAAACTTTGATTTCAATAAGTTTGTACCGGCAGATATTGTGGAAGGTGGAAGTGTGGCTGGAGCAATTCAACCTATAAACAAGGCTTCCCCGAACATGAATCTGCTAGATTTTATATACACATCTTTGGATGTTTCGGCTCAGAAGGCTACAGCGACCCCAGAGATACAACAGGGAGCAATGAGTGAGGAGCAGAGGACTCTTGGAGAACTCAATTTAATATCTTCTAAGGTAGATACTAGGTATTCTCTTTCAGCTAAGATATTTGGGTGGAGTGAGGCGGAGTTTTGGTATCACTGGTATGCGATGTACGATGAGAATTTTGCTTCCGATATTGATGAGAAGATATTAAGAATAGTTGGTGCATTTGGAGCTAGGTGGAGACCTCTATCTAGAAAGGATATTGTAGCTAAGATCTCTCCGGATATTAAGATCGAGTCCAGAGTGCTATCAAGAGCTAAACAGTTAGAGGAAAGAGAGATGATGGTTCAGTATATATCCTTAGTAGCTGGAGATCCTACAGCTAATGTTAGATACGGACTAAAAGAATTGGGAAGATTATCCGGATGGACTAAGGATAGGATAGACAGATTATTACCACCAACGATAGATGAGAGAATTGCTGAAGACCAGAACGAATTATTAAATCAAGATAAGGTAGTTCCAGTACTACCGGAGGATGATCATAACGTACATTTAGAGATACACATGAAGGCTAAGGAAACAGATGCCACATATGCTCATATAGAAACACATAAAAAAGCACTTTCGATTAAAAAGGTTCATCCGGAGATGTTCCCAATGGATGCTACAGCGGCAAACTTCCAGTCCGGACAAGCTCCGGTGAAACCTATTGCTACTCCCACTGCTATAGGGACAAGTCCTATTAAACCGTCTCAGACCAGCGGACAAATGTAATTATGAAAGCAGATCTTTTTGATACACCAGATAAAATAGAACACGCTTTGGCTAGTTTCAAAAACCTAAAGGAAAATGCCGGATGGCAGATTCTAGAGGAAATAGTTAGAGCTAATATGGAAATACTGCAGGAGCAGATTATAAACGGTGTAGAGAACGAAACTAAAGATAATATAGATAGAAGAAGAGACAAACTGAAAGCGTATAAAGAAGTGATAGATACTCCAGACTTTTGGATTAAGAAGTTTGAAGAACCTGTACCGTTTATTGAGACCTCAGACCCATACCACACCATCGAATCCCTCAAGAAGAATAGAAAAGATAATTGACAATTATCTAATCACTATCTAAACTGTTGTTATATTAAGTTTTTATAAAGGAGTAACCGATGGCGGATATCATTCAAGAAGATGTTGTATTAAACACCGAAAATTCTCAGGTGGGGGAAGAAAATAATGCAGAGAATACTTCTGAAGTAGAGCAAAAAGAAGTAGAGACTGAAGAAGAGGAGGAGATTGACTTAGATAAGGTAGACGTAGAAACTAGATCTAAGGGTGGGGATGAGAAGATAGACTACGGAGAAGACATTGACCCAGACGATATAAAGACTATAGGTACTATTGTCGAGAAACAGACTGCAGCAGTTAAAAAACAGCTACAGGAGACTCAGGACAGATTAGAGGTAGATGCTTTCGTGCAACAGAAACCCGAGTTTACAAAGTACAAGCCGGTTATTTTGAAATACTTGCAGCATCCGGTTTATAGCAACATTCCGGTAAAGAATATTGCAGCTATGGTGGCTTCCGGAGACTTGGTAAAACTGGGTGCTAAGAAGGAAAGAGAGGCTCAAGCTAAGGCTGATGCTACAAAGACCGGAGGAGATACAGTTAGAAAGGGTGAAGGTAGCCAAGTAAACTGGGGAAAAGCTCCTAAAAATGAGGTGGAAGCATTAAAGAGAAAGATATTGGGTCAAAACCTTTAATTATTTATTGAAAGGATATTATGAACGAACTTGAACTATTAACAGTCAATCAACTCAAGGACAAATTAGTAGAGCTAGGTATGCCAAGAGAGGATGTAGATACATTTAAGACCAAAGCTCCCCTTATAGCTACTATCAATACTATGTTGGCTAAGGATGCAACCGAACCAGAAGTGGTGGAAGAGGTAAAGAAGGTAGCAACTCTAGAAGAAGCTCCTAATCCAGTAGAGGATAGAGAGATAAACAGAAGGTGGTTAGATAAGGCTAAGAGGATGCAGGATCATTTGGAACAACAAGAGTTTGTGAGCATACTAATCCCCCTAGAACCTACAGAAAAAGTAGGAGTGGTAGAGGAAAGAGTTGGAAAAGACGGTAGAAAATATCAAGTGCATATCTCCGGAGCTATCGAGACCGTGACACTAAATGGTTTCAAAACTATGATTCCAAAAGGCAGATATGTTCCGGTGAGAAGACAGATAGCAGAGGTTATATCAGAATCTCAACAGCAGACGTTAGAGGCTGGTGGAAACATATCGATAGACAGGGTAGACCCTAGAACCGGAAAACCTCTATCAGAAGTATTATAAATTGACATACGCTGTTGTGTTAGTCTAGAATATACACATAAACGTATAACGGAAAAACCGAGACGTACCCGATAAGGGTGCGTCTTTTTTGTTATATGGGTAATTATTTATTTAGAATTTAGAAAGGCTATAAACAATGGCGATGACAACTCGAACAGAGATCCCTATAGAGGTTAATAACTTCTACGATAGGGTGCTTCTTGACAGAGCAGTCCCAGCTTTCGTGCATACGAGATTTGCACAAGTTAGAGACATCCCAAGAAACTCTGGAACTAACGTAATAAAGTTTAGAGTATACGGAAACTTAACAGCCAATACTACAGCACTTACCGAGGGAGTAACTCCTGCCGGTACAGCTCTTAGTGTGACTGATGTAACTGCTACAGCCCTTCAATACGGAGACTATGTAACCCTTACCGACAAGGTAGAGATGGAAACTTATGATCCTATATTGACTGAGACTGCAGAAATTTTAGGAGATCAAGCAGGAGATTCGATTGACCAGCTTATGAGAACCGTCTTAGCTGCTGGTACTTCTATTCAATACGCTTCAACGGCTGCAGCTAATACTGATATCACTGCTGCAATGGTACTGGATAGAAACGAAGTGAAAGAAGCTGTTAGAACCCTAAGAGGAAATAACGCCAAACCCGTTACTTCTATGATCGACCCCTCGACTGGGTATAATACAGTTCCCGTTGGTAAGTCGTTTATCGGTATTTGTTCAGAAGATACCGCTTACGATCTTGACGATGCTACGGGCTGGATTCCAGTAGAGAAGTATCCTAACAAATCAACCGTAATGGAAGATGAAATAGGATCTTTAGCTAATGTGAGATTCATCATGTCCTCCAACGCTTATGTGAATACTGGTGCTGGAGCTGGTTCGGTAGATGTCCACTATACTTTGATCTTCGGTCAGAACGCTTATGCTATGACTAGAATTTCAGGAGAAACGCTAAAGAATATCGTTAAGCCTCTAGGTTCAGCTGGAACTGCTGATCCATTAAATCAGAGATCAACGAGTGGTTGGAAACTTACTTTTGTCGGTAAGATTCTAAATCAGAACTTCTTAGTCGTAGTGAGACACGGAGTATCTGCTTAATAGTATTTAATTAAGTTAAAGGAAAAATGACATGGCACAAACTATAGTAACTAAAGAGCCATTGAATGTAGTGAGAATGGCTACAGGAACTTACCTAGATACTGGAACTGTTGCTGCATATACCTATGAAGATCTTGGATTCAAGCCAAGATATATTAGGGTTATCAATACGACCTCCGGTGACGAATCGTGCTGGATAGAAGGAATGACTGCTGCTCACTCTTATAAGAGAGTGGCTGCTGGTACTGGTGCAGCGACAACGTCTTTGGGTCTTACGGTAGGGGATAGGGGTTTTACATTCGGTCTTGATACAGACATGAATGTGACCTCCGAACAGGTTTACTGGGTAGCGTTAGGTTAATAATTAGTTAATTTGTTGTTGCTCCCCGACTAGAGGTAGTCGGGGAAAGACAGAAAGAAAAAAATGAGTAAATATAGCGATGCTTCAAGTGGAAACTTGGAGTTAGAAAGAGCATTGAATAATCTTTCCACTGGGGTAAACGATGTTCCGGTAACAACCGGCAATGTTTACTACGTTATTCCGGCATCGGATGGTGGATATGAGAGGTTCTATAGCGAAAACTTCAGAAAGTACAGCGATGGAACTGTTAATATCTACAACACCATTTCGGCAGCGGTATCGGCAGCTACTTCTAATAGACACGATGTTATTATGATTTCAGCTAATGCGGCTCACGCTCAAACTTCTATTCTGAGTATTACAAAGAACAGACTACACTTTGTAGGTATGGGTCTAAGAGCAGGAGCAATGGGTATTGGCGCAAGAGCAAGAATAACGATGGGAGTTACGACTTCAGCTTCAGATATTGCAGTTATGAGAAATACTGGAGTTGGTAATACTTTCAGAAACTTAAAGTTTGATTCATCCAACACTAAAGCCGAAAGTCTTTATGCTGTTGCAGAGGGTGGAGAATATACCATCTACGAAAACTGCGAGTTCTACAAGTCTTCACTCTTGAACGCAGAAGCAGCAGAAGTATTAAACAACGGTGATACTTGTCAGTGGATTAGATGCACATTTGGTTCTACGGTTAATGAGTCGGTTGGTGCTGTAAAAAGACCAGAGATGCTCTTAACCAGAGAAACAATTACGGGTAAGGTTTGCAGAGATAACATCATAGATAGCTGTTTATTCCTGTCAAAAGCAGGTAACACGGCTAAGGTTGATATCTACGGTGCTAATGCAAACGATGTTGAAAGAATGTTGTTAATAAAAGATACAGTGTTCTTATCCAACATCTTGGGTGCAGCTACTCCAGCACATGCGATAGGTTTTGGTGCGGCTCAGACAGCCGGTTCTGTTCTTTTGAAGAACTGTACCTCTGTTGATCACACGGTTATGAAACAGGCTTCAGTTGCTATTTATGTAGACGGAGCTGTTCCAACTCAAAACACTTCTGGTGTTGCGGTAACTGGATAAAGATATTTATTACTAACGGGGAGTGCAAAACCACTCCCTGTTAGGTAGGGGAAAATATGGAAGAGTTAAAAACATACGTTATGTGCGGTAGATGTGGGGGGACTGGCATTGCTTATCCAACTTCTTCATACCAAACTATTACAGAATCCCCGTGTACCGGATGTTCTGGTACTGGATTTCATGTAACAGGAAAAGTGGATGGTGCAAACGAATTGGAGTGGATTAAGAACAAGATAAAGAAGATACTTAAAAAGTTGGATATAGAGGAATAGTATTTAAGTTAAGAAAGGGTCAAAAATGGCAACATTTGATCATTTAATTGATCTCGATGGTAACGGTAGACCTATATATGGAGATTCTCCATTCAGAGTCTTCAAAGATCATACTTTTGTTGGTAGCGGTGCGACTGTTGTCGTAAATTTATTCACTGTAACAGGTGCGGTAATGGTAACTAGATTATGGGGTGTTGTAACCACTACATTTGGTGCTAATCACACGGCAGCACACTTTAGAGTAAACGATCAGACTGCAACGGATCAGGTAATAACTGCTGCAGCCGGAACAACCCTAAACGCTATTAAAAAAGGTGCATTGATTCTCAAGGATGGGTTGGCAGCAGCGGCAGTGACATACAAGAGCGCAGATGCAGCATCTTTATTAGAACCTACCACTCTGCAAACAAATATGTTTTCTCCATTCATGGTTGTGCAAAAAACCGGAGGAGTTAAAACTGAGATTGAGTACGTTTATACGACAAGCGATACTCCTACTTCTGGAGCTATGAGATTTTATGTTTCTTACTACCCGTTATCTGAAAGTAGTGTAATAGCGGCTCAGTAAATAGTATAATTGACATATGGCAGTTGGGAGGAAACAAAAATAACACCAGCGGAGTTTGCAACCTATGTACGATATAAGACTCGTACTAATAGCACGACATTTCCCGATGCTGATATACTTGCTCTAATGAAGGTTAGGCAGTACGAGATATCCAATGCCATTATAGATGCGGATGAGGACATTCTTCTAATTCCCCAAACCACGGGTCTTGTAGCGAATCAAAGAGAGTACTCTTTCCCCAACGACATGGTATCTAACCTAAAGAGAGTGGAAGCAAAACTGGATGGGACTAACTGGTTAAAGCTGAGTAACATTGATCTAACGAGTTTGCCACAGCCAACAGATGAGACTCACATCACTTATTACTTTTCCAATGATGAGGGTAACTGTTTCTACCATCTACTTAGAAAGTCCATATACATTTTCTCTGGAACTATTACTACTGTAGCTGCTGGGTTGAAAGCGTGGTTCAATACTTATCCTACAGCAATCACCAACCTAGCCTCCACAACGGACATGAGTAACGATCCCAGTTCTACATCGAATGGCGTTCCGAGAGAACTGCATGAGATCTGGGCAAGGGGAGTTATCATAGACTATAAGGAGAGCAGAGAAAAACCCATCCCATTAACGGAGAGAGAAAAGTCTTATAAAACAGATCTAGAAAAGTCTGTATATTCTCTGAAACCTCAAGATTTAGACAGAAGCACGATGGGCAACGTTCCAGATGATGATGGCAGTGACTATTAGGCAAAACATTTAGTGATATAATTTAATTCATGATTAGTGTAGTTATACCTTCACGAAGCGAACCTTTTTTATCCAAAACAATCAAAGATATATTAAGTAAGGCTAAGACCGAAATTGAGGTCATTGCTGTTCTAGACGGATACTGGGAAGAGCCGGAGGATATAGTAGAGGATGACAGGGTACATTACTTGCATAGAGGTACTGCAATGGGCATGAGAAACGGAATACGATCCGGTGTAACGATAGCGAGAGGAGATTACATACTCAAGTGTGACGCTCATTGTATGTTTGATGACGGTTTTGATTACAAACTCCTAGCGGATATGAAAGATAATTGGGTGATAGTCCCAACTAGAAAAAGATTAGATCCGGATAAGTGGGAAATAATCTCCGATGGTAGAAGAGATGTAAACTACATGGTCTTAGACTCTGAAAACAGGGGTAGAATTGACGAAAAGCTGAACAATGATGTTAGTCTCGATTCCGAAAAGATAGTGGAAATTAGCGCATTTCAGGGGTCATGTTTCTTTATTAGAAAATCTTATTTTGAAAAGTTGAATTTAGAAGACGATGAGAACTTTGGTGGGTCAGGACACGAAGCTCAGGAGATTTACTTCAAGGTTAAAGGGGATGGTGGGAAGATTATCAGGGACAAGAACACTTGGTATGCACACTGGCATAAGGATGATAGGGGATTTGTCCTAGATAAAAGAGAGGTAGACAAATCTAGAAAGTACTTAGTTAAGATGTTGGAGGACAAACCCAGCGTGAGTAAAACAGAGTTTATATTGAATAAGTTTGGGAAAGACGGTAGTAAGAATCCTACCTTGCTAGACGGAGTAGGTAGAATAGGGATGTATAAGTTGTTCGCTGAACTTGGGTATAAAGTGGGGTGTGAGGTCGGGGTTCAGAGAGGTAGAAACGCTAAAATGATGTTCGATACCATTCCCGATCTTCAACTGTTCTTAGTAGACCCGTATAAAGATCATCCATTCGGATACAGGAGTTGGGATAAATACCACGAGAAGTACAAAAGACAGACGGTTGAGAGGCTAAAAGACAATAGAGTAGTGCAATATGTGTTTGATTATAGCGAAAACGCCTATAAAGACATACCGGACAGATCGTTAGACTTTGTGTATATAGACGGGGATCATAGCTACGATTTTGTGATGTTGGACATTATATTTTGGCTAAGAAAAGTTAAGGTTGGGGGTATTATCTCAGGACACGATTATTTCACAGAGAACAGGAGACAGTCTCAGATAGCTAAAGTCACTGCTGCAGTTGATGATTATGCGAGAATACACAAGATCCCATTCTTTGTTACGGACTTTTATAAGAATATACCTAACTATGTAGACGGGGATCAGTACTCTTCTTGGTTTTGGGTGAATGAGAATGTACCTAGCTTTAACATGGGAAAGCATAAGGTAGGTATTGTGCAGTACACCGATAATCACGGAGATCCGGTACTACTGGAGAAGTGCAGACAGCAGATAGTAAAATGTGCTAAGGAGAATGGTATAGAAGACATTGTATGCGTATCTCAAAAGCCCGTGGAGAACTTCGGAAGAAACATAGTGCTGGATTTGGAAAGATCCGTTCTGTCACTATATAAACAGGTGCTAAAAGGATTGGAAGAGGTAGATGCCGATGTGGTTTACTTATGCGAACACGATATTGTGTATCATCCATCCCATTTTAAGTTTATGCCAACAGAAGAGGGGATATTTTATTACGACTACAACAGGTGGTCAGTATGTGACGAGACGGGGAAAGCGGTGTTTTATTATACCGATGTACCCTCGATGATGTGCGGATTAAAGAGTACTTTGATAGACCACTACTCTAGATGCGTGGCGATGGTAGAAAAGGAAGGCTGGAGAAGCAGATACGGCTATTCCCCACCAAAAGGATTGCCGAGGAATAAAAGAAAAGGTAAGAGATTGACATATTTTGCCGATTTTCCCTCACTGGATATCAGAAGAAAAGACGCTTGGACTAAAAAGAGAATGGATAAAAAACAATTCAGAAGTGAAAGGGGAAGGGTTGGGTGGACTGAGTCCGGATCTGTACCATATTGGGGACAACTGGAAGGAAACTTCAAGGAGTTTATAGATGGGTTATGATCTATCGATACTGATTCCGGCTAGGAATGAGGAGTTTCTATCTAGAACTGTTAAAGATATCCTAACGCATATTAGAGGGAATACTGAAATCATCGTAGTATTAGATGGGGAATGGGTAGATCCTCCGGTAGAACAGCACGAAAGAGTAACGGTCATCTATCATCCGAAGAGTATAGGTCAAAGGGCGGCTACTAACGAGGCTTGTAGGCTATCTAAAGCTAAATATGTGATGAAAGTTGATGCACATTGCGCTTTTGATAAAGGTTTTGATGTGAAAATGATGAGGGATATGCAAGATGATTGGACTATGATTCCCGTAATGAGAAACCTCCATGCTTTCAACTGGATTTGTAAGAAATGTGGCAATAAATGGTATCAAAGTCCCACTCCTCAACATTGTTGCAGTGACGGGAAGGGAAAAGTTAAGAACGAGTCATGTGATTCTACTGAGTTTGAGAGAGAGATAGTGTGGATACCCAAGAAGAGACCTACTAATTCGGCTTTTAGGTTCGATAAGAACATGAAATTTCAGTACTGGGGAGGTTACAAAAGGAGACAAGAGGGGGATTTGGTTGATACGCTGTCTATTCAGGGTTCGTGCTTCATGTTGACTAGGAAAAAGTACTGGGAACTTGATATTTGTAGTGAGGACTTTCATTCATGGGGACAACAGGGGGTAGAGGTGGCTTGTAAGACATGGTTATCCGGTGGAAGAGTGGTAGTAAATAAGAATACTTGGTACGCACACCTATTCAGGACTCAAGGTGGGGATTTTGGGTTTCCTTATACGCAGTCTCCTAAGAAGATAGAGGCTAATAGGGAATTATCCATAGATTTGTTTGTAAATAACAAATGGAAGGGTGCGAAACATGATTTTCAATGGTTGATAGATAAGTTTTCCCCAGTACCAGAATGGTCTGATGGGGTATAATTAGTATTAAGTTAATTTATTGAAAGGATTATTATGGCGTGGAAAGTACAAGTACAAAGTTCTACCTTAAACTTTGCTAAAGACACCGACTATATAGATCTAGTTTTAAGGTTTTATGACACGGGAAAAGAATTTACCAAACCTTATAGAATCTACATAGAAGAACTCACTAACGGTACTTTAGTTGAAGTAAGAGATAAGATTCTACTTTATCTAGCGAAAGTAAATAAAGCCGAATCTGTAAATAGTACTATACAAAATAATTTGAACACGGATTTGTAGCATGAATCCACAGTCTATACTTATTGGTATGCCGACATATAGTGGTTATATACCGGCTGTAATGGTGCAAAGTTTATTGCAACTGCATAAGCCTTGCCCTTGTGCCTTCATGACTGTAGAAAGACAGCGTATAGATAAGGCTAGAAACGCTTTAGCAATCGAAGCAGTATCTAAAAACTTTGATTATCTCTTTATGGTTGATGACGATAACCCGATACCACCCGACACACTTGAGAAGATGGTAGAAGATGATAAGGATATAGTTACAGCTCCGATACTTGGAAGAAACCCCGATGGGAATGGTAATTACAAGATGTGTGCTTTCTACTCACGAGAGATAGAAGCTAATGGTAGTCCGTTAAAACTTTACTTCAATATAGATACATTTAGAGATGGCGGTAATTTGCATAGAGTTGATGCTACTGGTACAGGTTGCCTTCTCGTTAAGAGAAACGTCTTAGAAACCTTGCTGAAAAAATATGATGGGGAAGTGTTCGCATTTGGAGATATTAAGTTTGATAAGAACGTTATTGTAGATGGCAAATCCTATGATCGTAGAACAATGTCCGAGGATTGTGAGTTTAGTGAAAGAGCAACTAAAGAGGGATTTGAGATATGGTTAGATGATAGGATAAGACCGATGCATATAACTAATTTTAATATGATTAAATGGGGAAACGGTAATGGCTAATTGGGATGTTTCAACAGCTAACGCTAGGTTAGAATACGATACACAGTTTGGGTGGAAACCTACGTCTTGTATGATAGACGATAACCACGTCATTAACTTCTGGGAGGGCGTAGACTCTGATGGGTTTGCTCAGGTCTTTACAGTAAACACTTCAACTTGGGCGGTTACTACAGCCGGTTCGGTGTTAGAATTTGATACTGTTTATGGTGACTATAAACACTGTTTGAAGGTTGACGCTAACCATGTCTTTTTATTATGGTACGGTAACGCCAATGACTTAATGGGTCAGGTGTTTGCCGTCAATACTTCCACTTGGGCTGTTACTACAACTCAGGCTAACAACGTATTAGATAGTAATGAGGGTACTACCCCCCATATGGTACAGGTAGACGATAATCATTTTTTGGCGACTTGGTGGGGGAGTGGAAGTGACGGTTACACTCAAATCTTTACAGTCAACACTTCTACATGGGCAATAACTAAAGAAGGAACAGCGTTAGAGTTTGATACTACGGATTCCTACCACCCAAGACCTTTTAAGATAGACACTAATCACTTTATAGTGTTTTGGGCTTCTGCTGGTGCTAATCCTAATTATGGTTCTGCGCAGGTTTTGGAGGTTAATACTACTACTTGGGCTGTAACTACCGCAGGTGCTAAGTTTTCTTACTATAGTAATTCACAGTACCCAGATGCTTGTCAGATAGACGCTAACCACTTTATAAACTGGAAAGCCGATGGTTCTAACGTGGGGTATGCTCATACTTTTGCAGTTAATACAACCACATGGGCGGTAACTACCACTAGTGCCGCTTTTAAGTTTGATACCCAAGGTCTAAATCCGTCAGCTAATACTGTAGACAGCAACCACTTCGTAGTGTTTTGGCAAGGTACAGATCATCACTCTCAAGCCCAAGTGTTCGAGGTTAATACCTCGACTTATGCGATCAGTACCTCAGCCGCTATGTTTGAGTTTGAAACTGCTGTTAGTGTGACCAACTTTGCCACAAAGATAGATGATGCGCATTATATAAACTTTTGGTACGGTGCAGACGGGGATGGTTTCACTCAGGTATTCACTGTAACTTTACCGGCTGTAGCTAGTAGTTCTGTATCTCCTACTAGATCGGCTAGTGTGTCTAGTACCCAATCTCCATCTAGCTCGAAATCTAAATCTGAGTCAGCTTCGGTTTCGTCTTCACAATCCCCGTCATCTTCCAAGTCTAAGTCCTTGTCGGCTAGTGTGTCGAAGTCGGCATCGGCTAGTGAATCAAAATCACCTTCTGCTTCTATTTCTAAATCTGTATCCGGTTCGCTTTCTGCATCCATTTCTAAATCCCCATCATTATCGGAATCTCAATCTGAGTCGGCATCACCTTCTAAATCTCCTTCAGGTTCTTTGTCAGCCTCCGAATCAAAATCATTATCGGCTTCTGTTTCTAAATCACCTTCCGCATCTATTTCATCTTCTCAGTCTCCCTCGGCTTCGGAATCTAAATCCGAATCTGCTAGTGTTTCCGGATCTGTCTCAAAATCTGGGTCTAAATCTGAGTCAGCTTCGGTTTCGTCTTCACAATCCCCGTCATCTTCTGTATCCCCCAGCCCTTCCCCATCAGTATTAGCGGATATTTATGATAGAACATCTAACCACAACGACCTAACTAACAATAACGGGGTCATGACTTACATTTCCGATGCTCCTTTCGTTGGAAGTACTGTAGCTGCGAATCTTGAGCTTTCTAGCTCACAGTATTTGAGTATTACAGACGCTAATCAGACCGGATTGGATCTTCAGACGGATTTCACGATAGAGGCGTGGATTAAATTGGAGCAACTTCCAAGCACTGTTGGGGATCAGTTCTCCATAGTAGCAAAATCAGAGATCAACGTTCCGGACAGGTCTTACGAGTTTATCATACAAGCAAACGATGAAATTAGATTAAATTTTTACGACAGTAGCGGAAACACTACTACTTTTGATTGCGATACATTTTTAGACAGCTACGATGTTGGTGCGTGGGTACACTTGGCGGTGACTGTAGATATAAGCGTTCCCTCTGCTACTTTTTATATAAACGGCTCGGCTGCATCTACTACTACGGTTGCTAGTGACGCTACGTCTATCAAAAATAATGCTAAAGCCTTTTTAGTCGGTGCTAGAGGTACAACAGCAGGAGTTATATCCGATTATTTTGATGGTGTAATAGACGAAGTCCGTGTATGGAACGATATCAGAACCGCTCAGGAGATAGCTGATAATTACGACAGGGAGCTAACCGGATCTGAAGCAGGACTCGTGGCTTACTATCCTTTTGACGAGATACCCAGCCCATCGTCTTCGCAATCCCCATCGTCTTCTGTTTCACCGTCAAGTTCCATGTCCCCATCTGTATCTAAATCTATATCGGCTTCGATATCTAAGTCTCCCTCGGCTTCGTTGTCACCTTCTATTAGTAGGAGTATCTCCGCTTCTTTATCTGCTTCTATATCGTCTTCGCAATCTCCGTCTTCTTCTTTATCGGCTTCTATTTCAAAGTCTGCATCAGCTTCGTTGTCACCTTCTATCAGTGCTTCTCTATCGCCAAGCCCATCTCCGGCTTCTTGGACTAAAGAGGATAAGACCTCTAGCACTTGGACTAAAGAGGATAAGACTTCTAGTACTTGGACTAAACAGAGTCATTGGATTTGAGGGTATAATATACACATATGGCAGAACCTATTGAAATATCAAACTTTAATAACGGGGGGTTGTCAGATTCCAAATGGTCGGGTATTCCGGATTCTCTTTACAGAATGGTTGGACTAGACCCCCATACCGAACCGGCAGTATTGAAAGCAGAGCAAAAGTTGACCAAGAACTCAGGTACAACGATTGATGAATTTGTAAAATGGCAAGTGGTGTCTTCTAATGGGAGAACGTATCATTTTTCGGCAGACTCCGGAAAGATATGGGAAAGAACTTCAGCCGGTGTTTATACCCTAGTTTTAACCACTACGGCAGCAGCAGGGGAAGTTAAGTGCTTAGGAGCTATAGAACACGATGGCTATATAATATGGGCAACAGAGTCCAGACTACACAGAATACTAGCTACAAATGCTGAGGGTGCTACGGAATGGGCTGCTAATAAACAACTAAACTGGCAAACATTTTCAATCACTAACAAAAAGTATCATCCGATGGTGATACAAAATCTAAATTTATATATTGGAGACGGCTATTATGTTTCCGAATGGGATGGCAGTGCTTTTACAGCAGACGCTTTGGATATCACCGCTTCTTTAATAATAAAATCTTTGGGGAAAATGGGAACGGATATTCTAATCGGAACTACGGTTGACGATAATATAGCTAAGACTGAGATACTAAGATGGAATACTTGGTCGGTATCGTTTACCAAGTCAGATTCTATAGAAGAAACCGGAATAAACTGTTTCTTACAAGCGGATAACTTTGTGTTTGTTTCTGCCGGAGAATACGGGAATATTTATACTTACGATGGTCAGGTGTTGGAACTTTATAAAAAAGTGCAGGGAACTTATACTCCTACGGCTAGATGTATGGTACATCCGGATGCTACAGCTAACCTAGACGGTCAGGTGTTGTTTGGGGTATCCAATTCAACCGGAAACCCGTGCTTACAGGGGGTATATAGATTCGGTAGGCACTCTAGAAACTATAACTGGATATTAGATCTTGCTTATCCTATATCTGAAAGATCCAGCGGTGCATTAGTAATGAGTAGTATTGAGATAGGGTCTATCGTTACCATAGGGCAAAAGATATTAGTATCTTGGAAGAACGGAACTACTTATGGGGTGGATCTGTTAGACTCCGACAATAAACTATCCGGTGCATATTTTGAAACTAGGGTCATGAGACCCTCCAGAACGGAACAGAGTTCTTTTTCTAAATTCATAATGGGATATAACAGTCTTCCGGCTTCAACCGCACTAACTCTTACTTACGACAAGAACTATGCCGGATCTTATACCGCACCAACGTCTTCTCAGATTACGGACACGGATAGAAAGATAATAACTTTGGAGGAGGGGATAGAGGCTACAGCACTGCAGTTAAAGGTAGCGTTCACTTGTTCAGGAAACACAACCCCTTCTCTCGAAGTATTGGAGGTTCAATACACATGAGTGTATTCGTTGATGTAGAAAACCAAGAAGTACAAGACACAGAAGAAGTAGCCGGCACGATGGAGGCTAACGCCTCTTCAATGGCTATAGGAAACGGATCTGCGGTATTTAGAGCGGATCAGTCGGGAATATGGCTAGGTGCTGAACAGTTTGCAAACGCTCCCTTTAAGGTAGATATGTCGGGAAATTTAACAGCTACTTCCGCAGATCTTGGTGGAACTGGATACTCTAAAGTGGTCACATTCGCTCAGGATGCTATTCCTACATCTACCGCTATCGGTGATTTATGGGTCGATACAAACGATGACAACAAAATGTATAGAGCCGCTTCCGTTGGTGCTGATCAGATTGCTGCTGGGGAATGGGTTGTAGTGGATCAGGATGCTTACAAACTAGATAAGGTAGGTGGAACTTATGTAACCACGGAAACTGCTGCTGCAGCTAAGGTTAAGATATTTCCAGACGCTAATACCGGAATAATCGCTTATGCTTCGGATGGCACTTCTGTTGTATTCAAAGTAGAGGTCGGTGGAACTAACGTTGGGGATGTGACTTTTGGAAACTATGCTGGAAGTAACGGTGTTTTATGGGATCAATCGGCTGGGAAACTAATAATAAAAGGGGATATGACTGCTGGAAATATATCTGGGGTCACTATAACAGGGTCTACTATATCCACGGGTTCTACTGGAATCAGAGTATCTATGGCAGCCAACGATGCCGTTATTAACTTTTATGATTCCGGTGGAAATGTTGCCGGAACTATAGATGACACCGGAACAAGAATGGTGTTTGAAGCCAAAAGTAGCAGGGATATTGAATTTACAGCTTCCGGTGGGGATGTGTATTGTAACGACAAGTTACACGTTGATACCATAGACGAAAATGGTGCTGGGTATGTCGATGTGAACGATGACTTGAACGTTGGGGGTTGGTTGGCAACGGATTCTTGGGCTTCTCTTGGCGGAGATTTGGACATGAACGGTAACGATATTAACGAAATAGGGTCTTTGAGTTATGCCTCCGAAACCTATACCGGCAAGGATAAACTAGAAGATATTATATCCTCTGTTCAAGTTGCGGAAGAGGGGGAAGATAAAGATAAGGATTGGGTGAAAATGGATCACGCTCCGGTACACAAGGCTATAAAAAAAACATGGACAAAACATCAGGTTGTGACTAAAGGGGATGGGAAAAAAGAATTGATAGATAAGGAAATTACTGGATATTCTTTGAACAGATTGGTTATGGTACAAAATAAAATGATTATGGAATTACTAGAAAGAGTAAAAACATTAGAGAAAGGTATCAGCTGATAGAACGGTGTATATATTGCTGATATAATTATACTATGGGAAGAGAAATAAAAAGCATGACGTGGGATGAGGCTAAAGAATACAAGTCTTATCTAAAAGATGCCGGAAGAGAGGGCGGAAAGGAGTACGGCAAACTGATAGATTACATGAAAACTATCACTCCCGATGCTGAAGAGAGATACGGCAAAGAAGATTTAGCCAAGTCTTTTGCAAAACTATCCAGAGGAGTTACCACTACCGGAGGTTGGACTGAAGCCAATTTGGATAAAATAGAAGAATATACAGGCTCAAGACCCCAACTTACTTCTCCTACATCCAGTATGGAATTACCCTCTTACCTTAGTGACTTTCAAGACAGCGTATATGGTGCAGCCGGTTCTCCAGAACTACGGGAATCCATAATGGCACAGTTAGAACCCGATACCCCCAGACCGGAATTACTAAATAGAGTAGAAACATACGAAAACTTGAGGGAAGATATGGGAGTGGCGGATCTTGAAACCACACTCACGGATTTGAAAGCGCAGTTAGAAGAACAGTACGCAATCAAAAGACAAAGAACTCAGTCAGCAGAAGGAAAACCAGTGGAGATGGGAGTTATAGCCGGAAGAGTAGGAGAGATCGAGAGACAAGAAAACGAGAGGATAGATGCTCTGGGTAGACAACTAAACGTAATAAATGACCAACTAACTACGTCATACAATGTCATTTCTACATACATGAACTTTATGGGATTAGATTATCAGGATGCGGTTGCTCAGTACAACGCTGATTTTAATAGAAACTTACAGATTTATAATTTAATAGATGCGGAGATGGATGAACAGGTCGCATCCGCTAGAGCAAATTTGCAGTTATATCAGAACGCCATACTGGGAGGAAATATGGACTACGGAAGTTTGTCGGGGGATCAGAGAGCGTTCATAAACAAACTAGAAGTACAGTCCGGACTCCCCGTAGGATTTACAGCTAACCTCAATCCGGAAGAAAAAGTGCTGTATCAGGGAACGAGGGAGGCTGGTGGAACTAAATATTTGGACATAATAACTCAGGGAGCAGACGGTCAGCCTATTACTCAAAGTATCTCTTTGGGGTCTTCGGGAAGCGGTGGAAGTGGCGGTAGCGGTGGAAGTGGTGGGGGAGAGACCATATCTACATACACAAACATGATGAACGAAGCCATACAACACGCCAGTGAGTCGGCACAAAAGATGGGTATTTCCTATGAGGGTTTCGATCAAGAGTATATGATAACCGAGAATCAGGCTGAATCGTTGGTATCTTTGTGGACAGAAACCACCGGCAGAAGTGCGAATGATTGGTGGGCAAAATTTGGCAAATATGTAGTCAGAAAGTAGAAGATGGCAAATCCTTTCATCGAGGGATACGACTCGTACTGGAACGAGGAAGATGACGAGAAAAGAAGAAGACGGGAGTCGGAAGGATCTGGTATTCAAACAAATAACCCTTTTATTCAAGCATACGAAAAAAGTTTCCCTTCCAGTAATACTGCAGTTGAACGTAAAACAAAACCTGTAGAGCAGCCAGTACCGGAAGAGACTAAACCGGAAAAGAGAAGCCTCTGGAGCAGGGTAAAAGAGTTTGCTGCAAGTTTCAAGGCTGGAGTACCTTCTTTAACCGGACTAGCTCTTACGGGAACTGGGGTCGCTGCAGATAATAAACAAATGACCGGAGATCTTATAGTTTCCAGAGAAGCCAGTACAAGAATGTTGCAGAATTATCTCGATCAGGGTTGGTGGTGGAAGGGAATGAAAAAAGTACCCCTAACGGATTTGGATAGAGAGAACTTGCAAAGACAGATAGATGCAGGGAAACAACAGGTAGACAGAATAAAAGCACGGGAAGAAGAGGAAATAACCGTATCGGAGAAGTTGCAAAAAAAAGGGATGGAATATGCTGAAATATCCCAAAAGGAAAGAGAGAAGGTAACAGAAGAATTTGGGGAACAGAAAAAGTGGTCTGCTCAATGGTTAGCTAATGAGGTAGCCTTCAATACCCCTCAGTTTATAGGTAGTTTTGGAATGTCGGCTGCTACATTTATGGTTACAAAGAATCCGGCTGTAGCTTTAGCTGTAGGTATGCCCTCAAGCTATGTACTAGAAGCCGGAGGTGCATATCAAACCGGTAAACAAAACGGATTAAACGACTATGAATCCAATAAATTGGCTAACCTAGTTGGGTTGGGAAATATGGTAATAGAGCAACTTCCGCTAGGTAAAATGATGAACAAATCCCCTCAGAGTAAAATCATAAAAAATAAGGTGTTAAATAACATACTGTCTTGGGGATTAAATAGAATAGAGGGAGGATTATACGAGGGTGGAACAGAAACCGTACAAGAGTTAGTAGCCAATGCGATAGAGAAAACCTATAACGAAGACAAAAAACTGTTCGAGGGATTGCCAGAATCCGGAGCTGTAGGGTTCATAATGGGACTGGTGGGTGGTGGGGGAGACGAATCAATATCCGATACTCAAATAGTAGATCCCAAAGTCGTAGACGATCTTAATGGGATAGTATCAGAGGCTTTAGCTACTCCGGCAGAGAGTAGAACTGCAGAACAGCAGGATATAGTAGAGTCTTTTCAAACACAAACTCGTGTTGTAGCAGACGAGGCTTACAAAGCAACTTTAGCAAGTGGTGGGGTCACTATTAACTTAGAAGGGAATAAGCCGAGTGATGGGTATGCGTATTCTCCATATAAAGACTCTGAAACTATTTTCGATAAGGTATCTTTCAAAGAAAACAACATAGCAGAATTTATAGATAAATTCTCGGATAGGCTTTTAGAACAAGGTAATCATTTGGGTATTTGGGAAGATGGTGGTAAAATATACATAGATATATCTCAGGTGGGAGATCCCAATGAGGTCACTATATCTAAGGCAGAACAAGCCGGTCAATTAGCTGTTTTTGATCTGAAGAACTTTGCTACCATTTACACTAAGTTAGGTCAGGAGCAACAACAAGGACAAAATGAAGAAACTAATATCTCTAATATCCCCACAGGGGAAGAACAAAGAACAACTGGTGAAGGAGTTGTGGGAATCGTACCAGAAGTATCAGAAACTACAGCCGGAAAACCAGTCGAACAAAAAGTAACTCCCAAAAAAATAACTAAAACTCAACGTACCGTACAGGCTCTAGAAGAACGAGCCGGTAACAGAACTGTCAAGTTCAGGGAAGAAACCGCAGAAACAGCCGAACAAAGAAAATATAGAGAAGCTAACGAAGCCCAAAGAGAGGGGTCAGATCTTCCGGATTATAGACAGATGGTGAAGAAAGAATCTCTAGACGATCTTGACTTCATGCTTATGGATGCACTAGCGGAAAAGTGGGTCGGAGATGAGAGATTTGCTGAACACAAAAAGCTACAGGGGTATCAGGACTACTTGGCTAAACAGGGTACAAAGTTTAGGACTGTAGAAGAAGGCGTTGTAGTAACGAAACAAAACTTCAGGGGTCTTATAATGCGTGTTTCCAAAACTGTACCCATAGAACTTGTAAACACTGATACTGATGATTTTCAGGTGGCGGCTAGAGATGTTCAAGAGGGACAAACATCCCCATCAGAATTACCTCTATTAACTACTCCGGATGGAAAAGGTAAGTACGATATAAAAGACGGCAATCACAGAATGGCTGAAGCATTAAACAGGGGGGATGAGTTTATTGAAATAACCACCGAAGAGGAGATATATAACAAACTGTCAGACTTCGAGAGCGGAGAAACCCCACCGAGATACACAAAAGGTAAAGACGGTAAGTTTACCGGCAGTAAGACGATAGAAGAAACTATTGACGATTACATAGATAAAAGGGGAATTAAACTAAGAACAAAAGAAGACGAACTAATCCCTACTAAAAACTCAAGAGAACTAACTACTAAATTTTTAGAGCATCCCGACATTAAAGGTAAGAGTGTGCTGAGTAAATCCTATATCCAAAACCTGTCTAATTCCAAAGGATTAGGTCTCAAAGCATACGAATATTCTGTAATACAAGACGTACTCAACAAAGACTTTTCAGGACAGGATAAGATTAACGGTGCTGAGTTTAGAAAAGCGGTTATTAGACAGATGTTGCCCTTAGAAGTAATACCCTCCGATACTTATGCTGATTACGGAATGGGAAACATAAATCTGAGAGAGGATTCCGCTAAGACGTATATCCTAAATTCCCCCTACGACCACGGCACAGCCGGACATTTTAGTTCAGACTTTAATAAGAGCATATCCAAAGAAGACATAGAGATACGGGAAGTAGAACAAAACGGTGTAAAACAATTTGTTGTTCTAGACACCTCAGTACCGTTGAATGAGGAAACCATACAAAATGCAGCTCTAACTATCACTACAAGCAGAGAGGCGGCTGAAAGTTGGATAGAGGCAAACTCTCAGTACGGGGAGGGTAAGATGGTCAAGGCTAGGGGATCGGTAGGGTTATTTTCTCATTTCAGAGCCGGAGTTGTTGACGATACAGCTTATGTGGTAGAGGTTCAATCAGATGCTTTCCAAAAGGGTGTTGGAATTTCAGAGGAAAGAAGAAGACTGGAAACGGATATCAAAAACTTAGAGGCAATGATAGCTAAAGACAAAGCGGATAATCCAAACCAACCTGAATATGCTTATGAACCAAGGTTGGATCTTAAAAAGAAACAGTTGGGACATCTACCGGAGATATCGGAAGGAGAAAGGGTTTTCCAAACATACAGGAATATATGGCAGGAGAGAACAATCAGAGAGGCTATAAACATAAAAGCACAGGAGGGTTTCAAGAAGATTAGATTTCCAACTCCAAGAACTGTAGCGGCTATTGAGGGATTCACAGGAGGAGAATATGGTGACACGATGCCCTACGAAATAGTATCCGGATCTGAAGAGGGTTTGGTTGCCGGAGACGTAATATCCTATGGTGGAGAGGACTACACGGTATTACAAACCGATGATTTCGCAATTACCGCAGCTCCAAGCGACAACGTAAATAGTTTTAGTGAATCCGTATATGCAGACGAGACGGTAAATATGCGTTGGGAGGATCAAGTTAGATACAGTTTCGATCAGATAGAAGAAAAGTTTGGAAAGATAGAAACTATAGCTGATGTAGAAAAGGTGTTATCGGTTAATGAGGTTCTAAAAAGATTGCACGAGTACGCAATGATAGACAAAGACATTGCCAGTGAAAACTACTCATGGAGTCTAGACAGCGATACACTAAAAACTAGGGTGGAGAATATAAAGAGGCTATCTTCAACTGAGGGTTTAGAGGAAGCTCAGGAAAGGTTAGATCGTTTTGAGGCTGATCACGAGGACACACTAAAGAAAATAAAGGGAAGAAAGAAACCTACAGCAACCGAGCTAAAAGGTATACCGGAAGAAGAGATGCAGAAAGCACTAGATCCCGATTCTTATAGCTTTGGGTACGATATTGATTACGAGTTGGAAAATGTATTCAACGATGCTGTTCAAAATAGCGTAGACAATAAAGAATCTTTCTCGCTTGACGATATCGAAGAGGATTGGAAGCAAAACCAGCTTGATAACTTTAATACATACGATGATCTAGATGGAATCTATAACGAAGTATTTAGCGATGGGAACGACAACGTATATGTTGTAACGAAAGGGAACAGTGAATCATTTAATCAGCCGGATCAATACCAAAAGTCATCGTCAGTAGAAGATTTTAATATCGAAGATTTTGAAGGAGAACAACAGACAGTGCTTTCCTTTTACGACAAACAGGTCATACCCTATATCAAGAAGACAAGAAGCGATTTGGTTTTAGTGGATGACGAACAGGGGTATCAGTGGTGGGAATCAGAGCTAACAGAAAAAGATAAAGAACCGCCAACAGCCTACAGAGTAAAAGACGATCTTCAACAGATAGGCTACGAAATTACCGATGAACAAGAACAGCAGATAATAGATCTAAACAAAGAGTTCTTTCCTGATGGTACGAGCATAAAGATTGTAGAACAGGTATTGGGGAACGCTAAGGCTCTCGGAGCATATAGAGACAGGATGATATACATTCTAAGCGGTCAGGCTAATCCGAAGGATACGTTTTATCACGAAGCCGGACATAAGTACTTAGACGTTTTTACTACGAGAGAAGAGCAAAGAGAGCTATTTTTATACAGTATAAGAAAATATAAATCAGAGGATTTAGCTCAGGTAGAAGAGAACATAATGGAGGACTTTATCGGGTATGCTAAGAACAGACAAGGAGTTACAGGAAAGATTAAAGTAATTTTTGATAAGGTGTTGTTGAGAATACAATCGTTTCTGAAAAACGAAAATAAGATACTGAAGTTCTATACAGAAGTACTTGCTCCAGTTGAAGTTAAAGAGGCTAAACTAAAAAAGATAACCAAGACTGCACAGAAAAAAGCTACGGCTCAAAAGACTGTTGCTCCCCCTGTTCTTATGAAACCCATAGGTAGGGGGGACACTAAGATAAGCACACTGGGATCTAAGGTAGAGGCTAGAGCTATTGAAGCCGGACTAGCTAGACAGTTTGCAGATCTTCCGGAATATAAAGAAGTACACGTTGACAATCAGGCTAATAGAGCAGAGAAAATGATTACCGAGGATTACGAGAGAGCAAAGAGAATAGCGTTAGGACAAGAGAATCCCCCATACGGCTTACTTCCCGAAAGTGTATACAAAGCGGTGGAGTTACAAGCAGAAGCGGATGGAAGCGTAGACCTACTAAGACAGTTAGCCACATCTCCTAGAGTGAGTGAAGCAACAGCAATGGGTCAGAGAATCAGAATGTTAGCCGGAAGAGACCCCGATTCTACGGTGAGTAAGATTAGAGAGGTTGCGGATGCTAGGAAAAAAGCTGTAGAAGAAGCGAGGGGAGTGACAGTCAAAGACGAGGTGAGTAAAATTAAGAAGGAAGTGGATAATCAAGTTAAGAAAATATCGAAAGGAGATTGGAAGTCGTTTATCGACTCCATAGAATGTTAAAGTGGCATGGTGTCTAATAAAACAATTTGCAGACGCTTTCAGACTAGCTCTAAAAGATGGGACTATAGATCCTGTTAAGTTATCTCAGATGACAAGTGCCGAGAGAAATTCTTTCCTAGCTAAATATGTCGGTGAAGAAAATGCTACCAACGTCAACTCATTATTTGAAAGTAAACTGTTGTTAAAAAATCAACAGTTGGGAATGATTAGTTGGGCAAAGAGAGTAGCCGGAATGACACCACAAATAAGATCCGACATAGTAACTAGAATAGAGAGAATGAGTAAGATATTAGATCCACAAGAAGGAGAACAGTTTTTACACGATTTAGCTTCCACTAAACTAAAGATGGAAGTTACTCAAGAAGAGGCTAAAAACATAGCAGATCTTTCCAAAGCGGTAACTACAGCAAAATCTCTAGCCGATAAGAATGGGGTTTTCCCGTCAGAAGAAAATAGATTGGAGTATGGTGCTAGTAAGGTAGCGTTGGAGGAGTATGTAAACGAACTAAAATTGGAATCAAGAAAAATAACTTTCAAAGAAGATCCGCTGAAGAAAGTCAGCACGTTAGCGTTAGATATTCCTTCCGCATCCAAGTCGCTACTCTCCTCAATGGATAACAGCTTTTGGGGAAGGCAGGGTCTTCCGGTACTACTGAATACTAGAACAGCCGGTATATGGACTAGAAACTTTATGAAGTCGTGGTCTGATATTGGAACAGAACTTGCCGGTAAAGACGCAATGGCGATTGTAAAGGCAGACATATACTCAAGACCCAACGCTGTAAACGGAAAGTATAAAGCCGGTGGGTACGGACTAGATGTACTGTCAGAAGAAGCGTTCCCCTCAACAATTCCGGAAAAGATACCTTTATTGAGAAGGCTGTATAGAGCTTCTACCTCAGCTTATAACGGTGCAGCACTTAGATTAAGAGCGGATTTAGCTGATAGATACATCGCTATAGCTGAAAAGCAGGGAATAAACACCTTAAACCCAGACGATGCGAAACCTATTGGGAGAATGATTGGATCTATGACTGGAAGAGGTAGTTTGGGTAAAGCAGAGGTAATAGCCAAAGAAGCCAACATTTTGTTTTTCTCAATTAAATATTTGAAATCTAATGTAGATAAAGTCACTGCTCCAATAAATTGGTTAGCCGGTGAAACGGGAATCAAACCGTTCAAGAGTGCTGGAGAAAAATTTGCAAGAGTTGAAGCTGCTAAAAACACTTTGAATATGGCTATGACTGCAGCTTCTTTGATAACCATAGCCGGTCTTCTTAACCCAGATTGGGTAGATGATGACCCCAGAAGCACTAACTTTGGGAAAGTAAAGATATTCGGTCATTGGGTAGACATAACAGGAGGCATGGCTTCTCTTGTTACGTTAGCTTCCAGACTGATACCTACTAAACACGAGGGGGAAAGGGCATTTTGGTATAAGAGTTCGTCTGGAAACTGGTTCAAACTAGAACCAGAAGGATATATGTCAGCATGGGATGTAATTACTGGATTCTTGGAAGGAAAGTTAGCTCCAGCAGCTAGTGTATTAGCGGATATATGGAAGGGAGAAGATTTCAATGGAGAACCGGTTACGTTAAGTAAAGCCGTTAAAGGAGCAACAATTCCACTGCCGCTACAGAATATGAAGGAAATAATAGAAGATCCGGCATCGGGATTCGTACTAGGATCTATTATATTAGATCTTTTAGGATTCTCTACTTCAACGAGTATAACTCCTAATAAAAACTCGCAGATCATTCCGGAGAATACTAAGGTTACAGATGGGGATATCATAAGTTACGTCATGGTGTACTCTAAAGCCTTAGACGTAGATCCTGTTACCGCTTTCAACAGGATATTTACAGGTCAGAAGATAGTTAGAGTGACTGGTAATACAGTTATCGTAGAAAGAATGCCGGTATCTGAGTCACAGGAGATAAAGAAAAAGGCTAATGCAGATAATCCGGAAATGAAATTGGATCATACTATTCCGTTGGAGTTAGGTGGAACTAATGACGAAAATAATCTAAAATTAGTTAGTACATCTAAATGGAGAAGTTTCACTCCGGTAGAAAACGCACTCGGAAAGGCGTTAAAGGAAGGAAAAGTAACCAAGAAAGAGGCTCAGGATTTAATTATTAAATTCAAGAATGGGGATATGACTAAGGATCAGATCACGAAAGCTATAGATGGAAAGAAGTACTGATAGGAACTCAAAGGCATCTGTTATAGAAGTAGATATAATATATATCAAGGAGAAACTCGACTCTATAGAGAGAAAAATAGAATCTCAATATGCGACAAAAGGAGAGATGATGCTACTTAAACAAGAACTAACTTCCAAGATTGAACAACTAGATGCGATTAAAAAAAAGGTAGATATAATCGTAATGTTAATTTTAACAAGCGTCATGGGTGCGTTATTGAGTTTGGTGATAAAAAAATGAAAGAAACCAAGGCAAAGATTTTTAATATAATTACATACCTAACATTTTTTAGCGCATTCATAATGATTGCGACAATCACCTTTTGGTTAACTTACCCATATAAAACCTTAGAGGTTAATAAAGAACCTATAAAAATAGTTACTCCTGTAGTGGGAAAAAGTACGCCATTAATTTACGAGATAGACTACTGTAAATTCACGGATAAGGTCTGTGAGGTACAAAAATCCTATGTTAATGATATAACCTTCCCTGCTTCTATTACTCAGGCAAGTAATTTTGAGGGCTGTAGGGTTGCTAGGATTGCTCAGGTTGTACCCTATGAACTACCGTCAGGAACTTACAGATTAAAGATAGCCTTTACCTATTATGTAAACCCCATAAGAGAGATTACAGTTATAGCTCATACCGAGCCGTTTAAAGTTATAGAAAGGGACTAAATGCTCAAAGGTGTAGATATTAGTAAGTGGCAAGGTGCGGTTAATTTCGATATTCTAAAAGAGAATACTGATTTTGTGATTATCCGATCCTCTTATGGAAACGGATATATAGACGAGTGTTTTGTTTACAACTGTAAGGAATTACGAAGGTTAAAGATTCCGAGAGGATTCTATCACTATGCGTACCCGACCTATAATTCACCCGAAGCGGAAGCAGATTGGTTTTCACACGTAGTGGGGATTATTGAGAAGGGGGAAATATTATTCCTAGATTTTGAGGAATCGTACCCCGATCCTGTTGGCTGGAGTTTGAAGTTTTTGGATAAACTTTCAGCTAATTATGGGGGATATAAACCATTAGTCTACCTAAACAGACATATTACACAGACTTATGACTGGAAACCTGTTGTAGATAAGGGGTACGGGCTTTGGTTGGCTTACTGGGATTACACGATAAACGATTCTCCGAAAACCCCGTGGGAAGTGGTAGCGTTCAGACAGTACTCGAATCAGGAACAGGTAAAAGGAATAAATGGTAGAGTAGACGGAAACGTATTCTATGGTGAGATTACACAGTTCTATAAGTATGGATTTTCTAAACTTACTGATCCGTTACAAGAAGAGATTGTCAGATTAAGAGACGAACTTGCTAAAATGACTACTTGGGGAGAGGGTTGGAAGATAAAAGCTGAAAATAGACAAACCCTGATAGATCAAGCCCAAGAAGACTATAAGAAACTGCAAGACCTTGCAGAAGAAAGAAATCAGGACAATATCAAACTAAGGGAACAGGCGCTACAAGACCGCAGGGACTTAGAAATAGCTCAAAATAGTGTAGATACCCTAACTCTATCTAAAACAGCCCTAGAGGGCGAAATTAAGCGTCTAAAGGCTAAGAAGTACACGGTAGGGGAAGCGTTGAACCTGTTAATTATAGCGATAAAGGGCAAGTAGTTATTTTGACAAAAGGCGGTGAGTAAATATGAATTGGGAAATGATCTATGAGTCAATTAAACAACCATTAAGACAGGCGTTACTATTCGTATACGCTTGGTTATTAAATTGGTTGTTCGGCTTTATTACTCGAAGTGCGGGGTTTGAGTTTACTGAAGAACAAAAGCTACAGTTAATGGGTTTCGGCACACCCATTGTCTGGTCAATCCTCTCTTTTATCGATAAATTCATGCATGAGGTCGGAAAAGAGAAGGAAGAAGAAGGTACTGCTAAGAAACCAATAACCTCATTACTAACTAAAGGTATTAGCAGGTTTTGATGGTCTATTAGCTACCCTTATGTAGCCGGAGTTTACTAACCTATCTTTTGGTATTAGATACGCTCTCTTAGGTGTTATATCCCCAGCTCCAACAAAGGATGCTGGGGTATACAATTCTCCATACTCATTCGTCAAATAATCTCTAACTAGCCAACGTAAAATATCAGTCTGTACTATGTAGTAATAATTCTTATCCACGAGGATATACCAGTCCGCTTTACTGGTTGATAATGCTGAGGGTTTTCCACCAAACTCAATTTCAATTAAGAAGTTTCCGGTGAAATTACTTTTTTCGTCTTGTTTCACTTCTACAGTTCTACCAATTTCCGGAATAACTATGTCCCATTCTTTACAATACCCATCTACCACATAAGTATCGGGATATCTCTTTTTAAGGTGATTACAAACCTCATGTTCAACCCCCTTTCCGGCTTTCAAGTCCCTGTTAAACGTCTCTTGCATATAGGTACTATACACTATTCGCATGAGGATGCAAAACAAGGGGATTATGTTGTTATGAAAGCAAATACTATAACAGAAACAAAAAGCCGCCAATTACTTGACGGCTCTTGCGACTACATGGTAGTCTTTTCATTATCACATGAATAATCATAGTGTAACAAAAAAGAATAAAGAAATCAAACAGGACACCTTGAAACAGGTGTCTATTTTTTTCCTGTCGTAAGGGAGGATAGTTGAGAAACCTGTCGTGCCGACACAAGGATAGTAAAAGCACGAATTAAGCTCAACGCACAGGGCAACGTGAGGTTAAAGGCAATTTGATAATACTAAATATAAGATTGTGATCCCGTAAGCTCCATCGAACTGATTAGTCCTACTACGAGGTTTCAGGATAGATGCAACTTTGGGTTACAGGTTCAGATAAGGAAGACTCGTAGGTCTCTTCCCCAACCGTAGAACCCCAGTTCTATATTTAGTCACTTGCAAACGAACATAAAAATTTTCGAAACTTGGAAACAAGGATAAAAAAACAATGCATATAAAAAGGGATTGGAGCTAAGGGACGTGAGGCTATTAGAAAAAACATGGATAGCCGTACATTCGTACTATACAAAGGCACGTTACCAAGATAGGTTCACTCCTTGTGTTTGTTACGAGAATAACAGCTACCCAAGAATCTATCCGGATAAGGAATCTAGACAATTTTTTGGGAATAAAGTAGAGAGAATCTTTCTTGTTTTTATTAAGCTGTTATTGTTTAGCAGGAGCATAATAACTATTAAATGTTAGCACAATTCTTGTTAAAATATACAGATGGATTTGTTGAATAAAATGTCCTAAGAAAGTCGCTAATTTTTGGCGGCTTTTTTTGTTTCTAGTACCTTGAAAACTAGGAGGTCGAAATGAAACTCACGAAGGAAACTCAAGTCACTGTATTCCGTAACACTATTTGCGCAGTTGTCACGCTACCCAAAGGACAGGAGGTCAAGCACGAGTATCTTCACGCAGAACATGTCTTGGTAATCGCCAACGGAACTTGGCAAGGTTGGTACTTCTCGGTTGATCGTAAGTGGATGCAACGAAACACGGAGTAAATACCTGTACATACATGTACTAGAAAGAGGTGTGAAATGTACTACAAATGGGTAGGTACGTTTATCAGCAGAACAGATGGTTGCGAGAATGTGGCTGTTGTGACCTTGAAGATGCACGTCACCGCAAAGCGATATGCTATGTTGGCTATTCGTGAGAAGGTGAACCAAATGCTTGTTCAAGGCTTCACCCTGTGTGATGAGTGTTTGATCAGATGCAACAAAGACTACCAAGGAGTGTGAAATGCTCGTCTATAAGTGGGTAGGAGTGTTCAAGAACCGTCATGGTTACGTCACCAAGACCATCGAGATGGAAGTCCGAGAATTTGCTGAAATAAACGAGGCAATCTCGAAGCACGTTTCGGAGTGGAAAAAGGAGGGCTGGGAGCTTCAGTATAACAATCTCAACATCGTGTTCGAGGAGGTGTGAAATGGACAAGAGGGTGTCTCTGGGCATGACGATTGAAACCATTAACTTGGAGGAGATCACACTTGAAGCAGGGACACCCGTTACTTTCGAGATAACTCCTAAAGGTTACATATGTACCGTAGCTTTGGGGGAGTTCGAAGGAACGATGTTCCGAATCAGCTGTCGAGTTTTCGATAACTGCGTCATGGAAGTAGACAACTGGCGAGGTGGGTAATGAGTGGATTTCCAAAATGGATGAGGATGGTCTACGGTAAACGTGTCGAGTGGAGATGCGAAAGATGCGGAAAATCTTTCTATGACGGCTGGATGCTTGAAGCACACCACCGTATTCCGACATCGCAAGGAGGCGAGGATACATTTGAGAATATGGAGTTTCTTTGTGTCCAGTGCCATTACAATGTTCATATTTTCTTGGCTAGTAAGAAAAAAGGACATAGTAAATCTCCGCAAATAATCGCTAGGAGGCTAAAAAGAACAGGAGGAAGGACAGAGAGATGGATCAGGGAGCATATACCCCACTAATGACAAAATATAGTCAAAGGTGGGGTTATCTTTATGTTGACAAGATACTATACTACCTGTACTATTACGCTATGGGAAATATACCTAAACCGGATATAAAAAGAGACAAACTGCTAATAGCAGACTATATGAAGAAAGAGAAAAAGGAGTGGGTATACACCATTTCCCAACTTGGAGTTAAATACGCAAGAGTGGAAGATGGGGTATCAATTCCCCTAACTCCCACTAGAATACACCAGATATTGTGCAAGTATGATGTGCCTAAAAAGCGTGTAGGTAAGAAGAAAAAGAAGAAAATAAAGCAATAAGTATATAGGTACTTGACATATGTATAATAATTTGCTACTATTAACTTAGTAAATATTTGAAGGGTATAAATATGAAAATAGAATTAAATAAAAAACTGTCCGAGATTCAACAGAAACTCAAAGCTCCCAAGAGTCAGTATAATAGTTTTGGAAAGTATCATTTCAGAAACTCCGAGGATATATTAGAGGCAGTTAAGCCTTTACTTGGGGAATTAACTCTTATTATACGGGATGAAGTATATCCGGTAGTTAGTGGAGAAAATTCAAGATTTTATATTAAAGCTACAGCTACTATTTCCGATGGGGAAGAGTTTATCAGTTCCGTTGCTTACGCTAGAGAATCCGATACTAAGTCTGGAATGGATCAGGCTCAAGTTACCGGAGCATCCTCTAGTTATGCAAGAAAATATGCGCTAAACGGATTATTCGCTATAGATGATACTAAAGATGCCGATAATAACGATAACAGCCCAAAAGAACCTGAGAAAAAGACAACCGCAAAAGAAAAGGTAGAAGCCGATGGGTTACACACTGTATCCAATGGGAAAGTCGTAGCCAAAGAGGTAAAAAGAGACGCTTTTAGAGACGAAAAAGGCGAGATAGTTAGAGATGGAAATGGTCATACCGCTTGTGCGAGTTGTGGAAGATTAGTCGGAGATGCGGTAGAAAAGTATTCAATAAAGAAGTTTGGTAGCGTGTTATGCATGGCTTGTCAGGGCAAGGAGTTAGCTAAGAAACAGGTAGCTAAGACTGAGAATATTACTAGCGAGGATGAAGACGGATCATTCAACTATGAAGAGAACGCTACTTTAGATGATTTCGATTTCTCTAAGGGGGTTAAATAATGGAACGCTACAAACAAAACCTTCACATAGAAGGAGACAACGTAATAAGTTATACAACTCACGTTGCCACAATAGATAGGGAAGCTGGAAAGCTATATAGACACGGTTATTGGTCATTTACCACCTCAAGGCATATAAATTACGTTGCTAGAGAATACAAATTGGAGATAGAGGATAGACCCATTGTAGACGAAGCTAAAGATAACTCATTAAAGTCTATCAGTTTAGTAATGGCTTTTGGGGACATATTTTGCCAAGACAAAAAAGATAAAAATGATTGGAAAATCCGCATGTTGAAAGCCGGTCTTGAAAACAAGGGTTTGATTATGCCCGAAGATTGGGAGAGTTTGGCTGAAGATGAAAAAGAAGTCAGACTAAACAAAGTTATTAAGGAGTTTAGATAATGGTTAAAGTGGGTTTCTACGATGAAAAAACATTGATGGAACTAGAAACCTTTTTGGAGGAGATATTTTCCGGAATAGAGGAAGAGTCTTACCTTATTGTTTCTCATCCGGAAGGCGGTGGCTGGGTACATTTATCTGATGTGGCTATCGGTTATCTGAAAACTCACAATGACCACGAGTGTACTGCTACCCCCGAAGATGGTTGCGACTTTTGTTATAAGTTACAGCTGTTACATATTTTGCCGGATGGAGAATACAATCCGGAATCGGAGAATTAACATATGTACGTTAGAGGTAGAGAATCCAATATGGATAAGTTAAGTAGAAAGATATTTTCTATGACTGTCAGGGATCAGAAGAAAGAGTATTACAGAATGGGTAGCTGGTTATTGTTCTACAAAGCCTGTTACGAACTAGGGGAGATATCTTTATCAGAGTTAATAAATTTGAGAACTAAAGTTCTTTCGAGGCAAATATAATGGCTACAAAGTCTCCGGTATTAAAGAATAAAGTAAAAGCAGAACAGATGTACAAGTTTTTTGAAGCACTTGGAAAGGTCATGGAAGGAAAGAAAGTACATAAGGTTGAGTGGGAAGATAGGGAATATTATGGGCATCTTTTGAACGGGGTTCTTACCTTACACAAGCCTGATGGAAAAGATTATAACTGGATATTAAGTGATGGTGACATGAACGGAGAGGACTGGGTAGTATTATAAATTTGTACTATAGAATGGTGGTGAATTATAAATGAAACACATATCTATATTAAATGACAATAACAATGAAAAAGCGGTAGAAGAAAGTAGGATTGTTCTTAGACCTATACTTTATATCGTGTTCGTTTTGGCAGGGATGTTTGGTGCGGCTGCTGCTTTAGAAGCATATGCAGATTGGAGAGCTTGGCATCAATATCAATCACCCATAGTAATTAGGAACTTTGTGTATGCAATAGATAAACCCGAAATACAGATTCTTTCTCCTATTGCTGAACCGGTTGTACCGGAAAAGACTGATATGGAGATAATAGAGCAGTATAAATTATCTCCGTTATTGAAGACAGTCTACTTCTTGGAAAGCACTTCAGGCAAGAATGACGGGTGTAAAGATGAAGGTAAGTTCAATGGTTACGGTTATGCACAGAGTAAGACTTCATGGAAATGCTACGACAGTTTCGAACAGGTGACAGAGAGAGTAAACGAATGGTACGAGGAAAGGCTAAGCACTAACGGAAATAACATAATTGAAGCGGTATGTTATTACAATACAGGCGTTCAACATCAGAGCGTTTGTCCGTATTCAGAGAATTTCGCTTCGGTTATCGCAGATAATTTCTAAGGCGATACAAACTTCTAGACTGGGGGGTAGATTCCTTCACTCCAGTCTAGGAGTCTACCAAGTAGTAATTTATAAAGGATTAAAGATGGCTAGAATTATGACAGGGAAGGTGGTAGAAGACAAAAGAGATGTATTTAGCACTACAGATCTTTCTCTGGTATCTTACCTAACTTTGAAAGTAAACCCACTAGACTTGATCAAGGGAGAGTCGGGTAAGGTAACGTTCTACTTTCACGATACGGAGGAACTGGGGGATATGGTGGATGAGTTTTACGGAAATACCGCACAGGTGAATCCGCTTGAGTACTTTAACAGTTTGAAAAATAACAAGACGAGGATATATCAATTATGAAGAAGTATCCGGAGAAAAAAGAAGAGATGATTAAGGTTATGCAACTAAGACCGGCAAAGCTAAAAGATAATCCCATTGCTCGTGCAAGGGTAGTTATCAACCTAAAAGAACAGTTTGGTTTCGTTCCGGCTCTAATGTTCATAGATAAAGTTTACGGAAAGCACGATACGATAGTGATATCCGCAGTGCTTCCGAAAGAGATGGATGAAAATGAAAACACTGCAAGTTAATATTATAATTACAGGTATAAGATCTAAAGTGGATGGTAGCTTGGGGATATCTATGACTACTCCGGAACTTAGTCCGGAAGAAAAGGCAGAGTTTATGAGGTTACAGGGAGTAAATATAGATGCAACATTTGTACCGTTGGAAGAGAAAAACGCTCCGAAGTACAAGATAGATAAAGAGATAGAAACTAAGACACCTTCTAACAGACTGAGAAACACGCTGTATGTGTTATGGGAGCAAGAAGGGGGAAAGGGAGAATTTGACGAGTTTTATAAGAAGTATATTGAAAAGTTTATAAATGTGGTTAAAGAGAGGTTAGAGTGAAAGTAACTAAATTAACAAAAGAAGCACTGTTGAATGAGGGCAGGGTTCGTTTAACGGTTGAGATCACAATAGACAGGGAAGAATTGCAAAGCATTGAGTACTCCGGATTCGATCTTCTTCCGGATAGCATGGTAGCAGATGTGTTGACTGCTGTAGGAAGAAAATACAGCCGAGCTATCAGGAACGGAAAGATAGATCCGGATTTGGTAGATAAAGTCGTAGGGTAATTTGGGAATTGATAGGTGCGTATAACTATCTTGGTAGCGGCAGTTATATGCACTAACCAGTTTCCAAACTGGAACAACAAATCGGTTGTTAAGGAGGGTGAGATGAAGCGGAAAGAGTTGGATCGGAAGATGTCGGGTACTGGTGGGTCACTCCCATATGCTGTACGTCTTGAGAAGTAAGCTTACAAGGAGGTAAAAGCCATGAAGAACATGCCCGATGAAGAAGAAGATTCGAGGTGGGAACTGCGTGAAGAGGAGATCGAGGCAACAGGAGAGGAATAGGCGTTGAGCCTAAATGGGGATAGGTTATAAACTGAACCTGCAAATTGCAGACAGTACCTATCCCCTCACACTATATGAAAAACATACCAAGTAAAGTAAAAATAGGAAACTTATATTTTGATGTAAAGGTCGTACCTGCTGAAGAATTGAAGAATAAGGAAGGGAAGCAAGGTAACGGTCATACTAAATTTTCAACTTTGGAAATAAGGATTGCTGATGATATGGCGTTAGAGAAACAGAAGGTGACTTATTGGCATGAGGTGTTACACGCCATGTTTGAGGTATCGGGATTAAACGTAAGGTACACAAGGGAACAAGAGGAAGAAATCATCAAAGCTCTTTCCCATCTTTTATATGAGGAAGCTAGTAATTAAATTTTTGCTCAGGCTATTAGCTTGGGTAGATAAGGAGTATAGATAATGAGGGAAATACAAATTTCAGATGAAACCTACGAGAGAATAAAATCTCAATTAGGTGAGGATACGATAGATGTAGATAGTTTAGCTGATTTTGTAGGTCAGAAGTTATTTATAAGAACTGTGACTTACCACATGGTCGGGAAAGTAACTAAGTTAGTCGGGCAATTCTTTGAATTAAAAGACGCTTCTTGGGTAGCGGACTCAGGTAGATTTATGGGTGCTATTAAAGACGGGACTCTTGACGAGGTTGAGCCTGTGGGAACTGCTTGGCTTAATGTTCAGTCGATAGTAGATATTTTCCCGTGGAAACACGATCTTCCTAAGACCCAAAAATGATTCAACTCGCTAATGTAAACACCTTATGGTCGGGGTCGTGGTCGTGGTTGGGGTCGGGGTCGTGGTCGAGGTCGAGGTCGAGGTCGGGGTCGTGGTCGAGGTCGAGGTCGAGGTCGTGGTCGTGGTCGAGGTCGGGGTCGTACTAAGTTGGGTAGATAAGGGCTGGAGATGAGAAAACAAAAATATCTTAACAAAATGTTTGGCGATCCTATGGCACAGATAGATGAACTTCTGAAGCAGATACAAGATTTACAAAAAGGTAGAGTGATGGCTCACGCTGATGGCTCGGTTAATAAGGAGAATAAATAATGGAACTAACAGAACAACTTGAAGAAATATTAAATGGATGCGATATAAGCTTAGTTATGGACTGCAAATATTACTTAATTAAAGAATTCTCCACCCTCATACAAAAGGAAAGGGAGGGAGCGTTAAGAGAGTTTGTTGATTGGGTAGATAGAGAAGAAAACAGAGGTTTTGAAGACCCTATAAGGTTGATACAACTTCGTAAGTACCTATCACAAACTAAAGGGGGTAAGCAGTGAACTTTTGGATGTACCTAAGAGGAATAAGGCGTAAGAATCAATGCCCTAAGTGTGGTACTAAAATGAAGTTTGATAGAGAGAGGTGGTTAATGGGTTATTCAGTAAGGTATTACTGTCCTAAATGCGATGAAGCCAAACATGCAAAATGAATTAGGTTGCGGATTATTTATCTTACTTGCGCTTTGTTGGTGGAGTTATTTATTTTTTATGTATGCGAGGAGATTATAGTTGAAACCCATTATTTTAGACTTATGTGGGGGTACGGGCTCTTGGGGTCTGCCTTATAAAGAGAATGGGTACGATGTGCGTGTGATAACCCTGCCGGAATATGATGTGAATGAGGCGTTCTTTATTGCCGACAAGTTATACTTTCATAGCGATAGTTTTGAGGATATGGTTGTTGATATAAAAGACATTTACGGGGTACTTGCCGCGCCACCTTGCACAATGTTTTCAGATGCCCGGACAAAAGCAAAAGAACCAAGAAACTTGCAAGAAGGTTTTGGAATAGTACACGCCTGTCTGTCTATAATATGGGAGTTGCAGTACAGAACCAAGTCCGACCAACAAAAGTATTCTCCGTTGAAGTTTTGGGCATTAGAGAACCCGTGGTACGGTAGGCTCAAATGGTTTTTAGGTAACCCCAAGTTTACATTCAGTCCATGGGAGTTTGGAGATGCATATAAGAAAAAGACAGCGGTTTGGGGATACTTCAATGAGCCTATAAAGACAGTTACGGATATAAAGACAGTACTAACACCTGAACAGATAGAGAAACATAAGTCTAACAGTCAGGTACTACCAAAGTTTGATTATATGAAGTCGGGGGATATCGCTCCGGAATGGTTTGGAAAGTTAGACCGCCAAGCAAGACGGGCAATAACGCCTAAAGGGTTTGCACACGCCTTTTTTAAGGCTAATTCTAAGTAACTATTTAATTGAAAGGGATATATGAAATACGATCTGCTAGAAAAATATGATCCTTATGATGTAGAAAGTTTAGAAGCTAAGTACGATCAAGCTTTGGGGAAAGATAGTCCTGAATATGGTAAGGAGAAGGTAAGAACAATCGCTAGTGCCGAGCCTTTATTTTTAAGTCAGAACGATCATGTAATGTTGGTGGTTGGTTTCTTAGCGGTTATGGTGGCGTTTGCAGGGTTTTTAGCTTTCTTATTGTTGCAGTTGATGTAATAAATGAGTCAGTGTAATAGTCGATACAGATTTATATATATTCATATACCAAAGACAGCCGGATCTAGCATAGAAGAAGTTAAGCCGTTTACTGATGCATATAACAAACATGCGGATATGTCTTTCTATAACTCCATGCTTAAACTTACTCAGACTGATATCCTAGATAATTATTTTAAGTTTGCGTTTGTCAGAAATCCCTACGATAGATTCATGTCCGGTGTTCTAAACCATGTAATAAATAAAGAATTGCCCAGAAACATAATAAAGCAGAAGATATATAAATTTGTAACGGAACAGTCGGACTTTAATAAACAGGTGGTTCTGAGAGAACAAAATAAATTCATCTCTGTAGAAGGAAAGCTGGTTGTAGATTTTATAGGTAGATTTGAGAACCTCCAAAATGATTTCGATGTAGTGTGCGATAAGTTGGGAATAAAACATACAGAATTACCTCATGTGAATAAAGGTAAGTTTGCTAATTACGATTTATATTACACTCCTGAAGTAAAAAATATAGTTTCTGAGTACTTTATTAAAGATTTCGAGCTTTTTGGGTATTAGTTGTAGCTATAGGGAAAAACATAGGCTCTAGAATGACCTGTAAGCTGTTTTTATTTCATAAACGATATAAACATCATTGGTGGATAGATAAAAAGATTCTTGATATAATAATTATTAGGTATGAGCAGTGGTAGAACTTTTATACCCTAAAATATCTTTTGGTTTTGGTACTTTGGGCAGGAGTACTGGAACACACTACTCATCACCGGCATTTATTCAGGTATAATACTCATATGGCTATAAAGGAAAAACCTAAAGCTCCAACTAACATTAGAAGAAGAAAACTTGCTGAGAAGCTGTTGGAAAATGGTGGAACTAGCGTCAGTGCAGCAATGAGAGAAGCCGGATACTCTGAAGCATATTCAAAGAACCCCCAACACATAACATCTACTAAGTCCTTCAGGGAGTGGGTAGAATATTATTTGCCGGATTCTTTAATCACTGAGAAACACAATGCGCTTTTGAATAAGATAGATCCCGATACTGGGGATATAGATGCTAATGCAGTCAAAGCCGGAGTGGACATGGCATATAAGATAAAAGGAAACTACGCTCCTGAGAAGATGGAACACACAATCACAGCAGTTAAAATAATAAAGTATGGAGATAACCCTACCGATTGAAACATTCAAGCCCAGAGAATATCAGTTACCACTTCTTAGGGCGTTAGATAATGGATATAAACGTGCTGTATGGGTAGCGCATAGAAGATCCGGTAAAGATCTTACTATGATGAACTATATTGCTAAGGCTATGTATGAGAGAGTCGGCTCTTACTACTATTTCTTCCCAACTTATAAACAGGCTAAGAAGGTAATATGGGATGGCATGACTAGAGATGGTTTCAAGTTTATAGACTATATCCCAAAAGAACTAAGGAAAAGAACTAACGATAGCGAAATGCTGATAGAGACTAATAACGGATCAATATTCAGATTAGTTGGTACAGATAATATTGATGCAGTCATGGGATCTAATCCTGTCGGTTGTGTATTTAGCGAATGGAGTTTGCAGAATCCTCAAGCATGGGATTATGTTAGACCGATACTAGCTGAGAATGGTGGTTGGGCTGCTTTCATTTATACCCCTAGAGGTAAAAATCACGGCTACACGCTTTTAGAGACCGCAAGACAGTATCCGGACATATGGTACTCGGAAGTGTTGGATGTTGAGAAGACTAAGGCTATCTCTCCGGAAGTTCTAAACCAAGAGTATGACGAAATATTTAGGAAAGATGGGAACGATGCACTGTATCAACAAGAGTATATGTGTAACTTTGATGTGCCTATTCAGGGATCTTACTACGCTAGTCAACTTCTACTCGCTGATAAAGAAGGTAG